TTCCAAGGTTGTTGGTAAAGACGGCAAGCCTTTGATTGTGTACCACTCAGGGGATTTTGATGAAAATTTAAATCCTATATTTAATGATTCGCTTCAAGGCATTCATTTTGGCACAAAAGCGGCTGCATTTGATAGGTTCAAAGGCAAACCCACAGAAGATTTTGTACGAAATGCAGATGTCTACTACAGTGATCAAGAAGGTGGATGGGTGTGGGACAGTGACGGCCAAGAATCTTTAACTTCATTTGGATCAGAAGAAGCGGCAAGACAAGACTTGGACGCTGCGGCGCTAGAAATAGAAGCTAACATTGGTGAAATAGACGAAGATCAATTCGATCAAGACACTACAAAAGTGTTCTTGTCTATACAAAACCCAAAATATACAAATATTGATGCTGGGTCTGATTGGTCTGAAGTTATAGAGAAAGCTAAAAAACAAGGGCATGATGGGATTATTTACACTAATAAATATGAAGATCCCGGCTCACGTTCGTACATAATATTCGATTCTAGGCAGGCTAAATCTGTAAAAAACAAAGGTGGGTACGATCCTACTAACCCAGATATTTTAAGTTTTACTCCCTCAAAAAAAGATAGTGTGTCCGCCAATAAAGGAGGTTCTGTGGAAGCTACAGGAGAAATGACTACAAAAGGCCGCGAAGTATTTAGAGAAGGTGAAGTCCAGTATTCTGAACGTACTATTACTTTCCAGATGGAGGATGGCAAATGGATTACTATCCCTTCTGTAGACAAGGAAGGTAATGAACTGACACAAGAACAATTAGAGGAGTTTGTGGCCCAGAATGGCCCAAAAGACCCTGTTACAGGTGAAGAATTGCCGACATTTGATGATGTGGAAGAGGCAGAAAAATATGCTGCGCAAAGAAGCGCAGAGTTACTTCCAGATGACATGCCTATAATGATGTACCACGGCGGATTAATGGGTAGCCAAGAAGAAGGGGCAGAAGGCTGCGGTTGTGCGTCATGTCAGGCGTCAGGAGTAGTTGGTTATGATGCAATCTCTGGTAATGAAGTGCCTGCGGGTTCTGCGCCGATTAATGTTAGAGATGATATACCTGCTGTTCTTAGTGACGGCGAGTATGTTGTACCTGCAGATGTTGTACGCTATCACGGCCTTAAACATCTAGAAGAGATGCGCCAAGAGGCAAAAGCAGGCTTGATGGCAATGATGATGGACGGACAGATCCAGACGCTTGAGGAGGAAGAAGAAGGCTACAAGCAAATGGAAGCGGATGAAGAAGAAGAAGATACATACGAAACAACGGAAGGTACTGAAGTAGAGATGCCGGACGTTAAGGTTACATCGGCTGGAATGATGGTATTCCGGCCAATGGAGAAGTTCGCGTTTATGCGGACATAACAAGTAAATACTAGTAAAGAGAGGTAGTGATGGCTAAATACCAGAACGCTTATCGTGAAGACTTGGATAAAGAAGAATCTTCTTATTCAGAAGAGATTGGGGCCGCTCAAGAAGCAGACGCTCAGTTAGACCCAGAAGAGTCTACTTTTAAAAAGAGGTACGGTGACTTGCGCCGCCACATGCAGCAGACAATTACGCAAAAAGACGCGCAGATTGCGCAAATGCAGTCTCAGCTTGATTCTGCTACGCGCAAACAGATTAAGTTCCCTAAGACAGAAGAGGAAGTCGCCCAGTGGGCGGCACGCTATCCTGACGTAGCTAAAATCATTGATACTATTGCGCAAAAACGCGCCAATGAAGTGATGCAGGCAGGAGAGCAGAAGCTGCAAAAAGTCCATCAATTGGAGTTACAGCTTGCGCGGGATAAGGCGGAAGCCCAATTAAAGAAGCTGCACCCAGATTTTGATGAGATTAGAGAAGATTCTGCCTTCCATGATTGGGTCGCGCAACAGCCTCAGTGGGTACAAGACTCCCTGTATAAGAACCAGACGGACGCAATGGCGGCGTCTAGAGCGATTGATCTATACAAGGCGGACAATAAGATTGCATCCAAGTCCTCTAGAAAACAATCTGGCCCAGCAGCAGCAGCAAATACTGTGCGCAGAGCGTCCACCATTACCCCCAATACAGGGCGGGCCAAGTTTAGTGAAAGCCAAGTAGGGCGCATGTCTGCGCATGAATATGAGCAGAATGAGGCGGCCATCATGGATGCAATCAAGCAGGGTTCTTTTGAGTATGACTTGACAGGCAGTGCAAGATAATTTATTTAGATAATTCAAGTAATTCATATTTGTTTTTTTGTGCTTAAAGCCGTAGCTGGCTCTACCTACCTTTAAGTACATACGTTAAGAAGAATACAGGACTGCTCTAGTTACCTGTACCTCTTAGCCCAATCCAGTTGCGCCCAGTAGGTTTTGGTTGCAGGCGTGGCTGGATTTGCCCACCTAAGACAAGATACAGCCCTAGTAATCCAGACTCTTCTCTAATTATTGGTTGTGTTGCGTAAAGGTACGCGATACGTGTTTGATCCGATTATTTCTGAATAGAAAAGGTTATTATGGCTTTTGCCGCATCCAGTTCTCCAGCATGGCAGAACTTACCTAACGGTAATTTTTCTCCGGTTATTTATAGCCAGAAAGTCCAAAAGGCTTTCCGTAAGTCTTCTGTAGTAGAAGATGTCACCAACACCGATTATATGGGCGAAATCGCTAACTATGGCGACAGTGTCCGTATCATCAAGGAACCAGAAATTACAGTAAGTACCTACGAAAGAGGTACTGTACTAGCCAAAACAAACTTGGCAGATGCTGACTTCACCATGATTATTGATCAAGCGAACTACTATATGTTCAAACTTGACGATATTGAAGTCGCACACAGCCACGTAAACTTCATGGACTTGGCGACAGATCGTGCCGCATACAGACTGCGCGACACATTTGATTCAGAAGTCCTAGGGTATTTGGCTGGCTATGTGTATGACGCTCCAAACAGCCGCTGGATTGTACGTAGCACCACCAATGGTACTAAAGCCAACACTGCTGCAGGCACAGACGAATTGTTGGCTGCCAACAAGTTGAGCATTACTAGTTTTGGTGGGTCTGCAGTAGCTGGTACAACTGGAGCAACCGTCAATGCGCTGACTGCAATTCCTATTGCTTCTACTGCAGGCGCAGCTAATAGCGGCATTGTAACTCCTCTTACGGTTCTAAACCGCATGGGACGCTTGCTAGATGCAGCTAACGTAGATTCTGCGGATCGTTGGTTTGTGGCAGACCCAGTATTTTATGAAGTCTTGATGGACGAAAATTCTAAATTTGTTGATCGTGACTTTGGGGGCGGCCAAGAGATCCGTAATGGGCGCGTAGGGGAAGGCTTGATTAGAGGCTTTAGGGTCTACAAATCTAACAACCTAGCTTTCTTTGGTACTGGCCCCGGCACTGTTACTACCCTAGGTTCACGTACTAACTTTGGGATGGTAGTAGCTGGCCATCAGTCTGCTGTATCAACTGCCCAGCAGTTGTCCAAGACTGAGTCCTACCGTGACCCAGACAGCTTTGCTGACATTGTACGCGGTATGCAATTGTACGGACGCAAGATTCTGCGGCCAGAAGCAATTGTAACTGCCAACTACAACTTGGCATAATTTATTCCCCCGGTCAGGTTGCTTTTTTCTGGTAGGAGTAGCCTGACCTTCTTTCCCCTGCTTAACGCCTCTCTCTTGAGCAGGGGATTCATCCACTCAGTTAAGTTTTGTAGGCTTGTATGGCAGGATCTACTTATTTAAGTCTGACTAATCAGCTACTTAGGCGACTAAATGAAGTTGAAGTTGTAGACGTAGATTTTTCTGGCGTGCAAGGTGTACAGGCACTAGCTAAAGATTCTATCCTTGCGGCTATCCGCAGCATTAATCAGTCAGAATATGAATGGCCCTTTAATGCGGCGAATACCACGCAAGTCTTGTCTGTGGGCGTTAAAGAGTACAGTTGGATCGCTAATTTTAAAGTGGTAGATTGGAGTTCTTTCCAAGTACAAAAAGACGATTCATTGGCGGTTGGGTATTCTACTTTGCGCTACATAGAAAGAGATGAATACTATTCGCGCTACAGGGATACAGACTATAGCGCAGGCGCTACAGGCACATCCGTACCTCTATACGTATTTCCGGCGCACGGCACAGGATTTGGCGTATCTCCTTCCCCAGACAAAGCTTACAGCGTAAATTACAGATTCTATTTAAGTTCGGATCTACTAGTCAATTATTACGACACTACCCGCATACCTACCCAGTACGACTCTATCATTATAGATGGCGCTCTGTACCATATGTATATGTTTAGAGATAATAATGAGTCGGCTCAAATGACCTTACAGGTATTCCAGCAAGGCATAAAGAACATGCAGGGGCTGTTAATTAATCAGTATGATCACGTGACGGATACAAGAGTGCTGTTACCCAAGACATACACATCATCGGCTACATTCTTCTAACAAAATGCCCGATAGAATACAGTCCTATAAAGTAATTTGTTCTGGGGGGCTAAACTCCAATGAGAACCACCTAGACTTATCGGATAATCAGCCGGGCGCAGCTACGCGCCTTGTCAATTATGAGGTTAGTCTGTATGGCGGATACCGCCGCATTGAAGGTTTTACAGAATACAATAGTAGTTATCCAGAAGTAGGCGCAGGTTTAGCA